TGATTCCCTGGTAGCCGAGAGAATTGCGATTGACAGGCCAGTCCCCTTGGCAAGCCCATAAACCTCCTGTGGATTAGCGAGACACGACATCTGATAGAGAATGTAAGCAAGCCCACAACAGGCGAAGAAGCTCTTTCCCCAGCCCAGTGAACCAGTCAAAATAGCCTCGGAATATTCACCCTCGAACAGCTCTACAAAATCTTCCTGCAACTTCGGCCACATATGGACCCCAACCTGCCCAAGGTAGTAGTCGTCGAGCAAGAAGGTCAATGGGTCAACTGGCTCCTCGATGTACTCAATGTTGACGTACTTATCGAGGACATCTCCCTCGCCCTGTTCTAATTTGTCTAGGTAATGGAGGAATGCAGCCTGTTCATTGGGGTTCATAGCCTCCAGAGAGGAAACCATATCCTCGATGACTTCTTTTTCTGTGCGAACGGACCTCGGCCTACCGCCTCGAATCTCGATAGCCATCAGCTACCACCGATAGGCTCAGCCTCCACATCCAGGATCGGCAGGGATGAAGCCTGAACGAGACGACGGAACATGGAGAGAACCTTGTGTCTACTCTCTGGTTCCGCCATGACAGAAGCAATCTTCTGCCCCAGGCCAGTTACCGCTCCGCCCTGAATATCCAGGCTCAATCGCATCCGGTCCACGGCTGGCCCGAACTGCTCTTGGAATTTGGCGTGAGTTTTTAGCATCTCCAAAGCAGCACCGAACTCTCTCGGCATATTCTCATATGGCTCACCCGTCAGACCCTCTGAAGCCATCAAATGATCGATACGATCACGCTGTGCAAGATACAGGCTCTCGGTCTCCAGCATGGCGTCAATGCCACGGGTCGCACGCCTGTACTGACTATTCGACAGCACCCCCGGACTCCGTGGGGAATTCACAATATCAGCCGGTGGGCTGTAAGCTGCCGGCCATTCCTCTGGTGAAATGGGTGGCGGGGGAGGATTGTCCCTTCTCTCGCCAATGGCCTTACGAAGAACATCAGGCGCCACATCGACCAGAAGCTCAAAGGTCTCCTGGATGTGCTTGGCCACGTCAGGCGCAGATACCCCCTCACGGAGCATGTCATCCACGTCATCAATTATGGGCAGATCCGAAAGCCGCTGAGCCAACGTAGGTCGTCCGCCTCGGATTGGTGTTACGTCTCCCATATCACTACCATTGTGAACAATGGCAGCTCATAGGTCAAGAAAGAGCGAAAGTGAATTTCGCTCTAAAGGTGGAGATACCAGCCCGTCTGTTTCTCAAAGGTGGGTACGAGCATGTCGGCATAAATGCCCTTGAACTTCTTCACCGACTTATGCGCTCGCATGGTCGAATTGAAGAATTCCATGTCGTAGAGGTCTTTGCCGGGCAGGTAGGTGATCTCAACCACGTTGCCCTTTGAACGGGTCTTATTGGGCCATTTGATGGAGAGCTTGTTGGAGCCAGACGCCATCGCCTTGCCCCCGATCATCGCCATTGCCCGACCACCCCCGAACTGCTGGAAGATGGTGTTGGCAACCTGGGACATCTCAGCCAGCTCAGTCTCCAATGCTTTTGCCAGGTCAACAGCCTTTTCTTCGCTCAGGCCCTGGCCCTCCATCTTGACGCCAGCCTGGTCGAATGCTGGCTTGAGCCACATCTGACCTCTCTTGTCCGACTTTTTGAAAATCTCGCTGTGGTGGTCGCCGCCCCGCTCATCACTCCAAGAGACGTCCCACGAATTCCCTTTGTCGTAGATCTTGAGGTTGTACCAGAGGCGATTCGCAAATGGCCCCTTGCCGCCCGTTGGGAGACGAATTTCCTTGTGGAAAACGACTGCCCTGGCTTCCTCAAGGTCATCACGTCCGAATCCCTGGGCCTCGGTCTTGGCGACTTTCGCCATCGCGACCTTCATCGGCTTGGTCATCTTGTTGATGGAACCGCCGTACTCGCTGGCCCCCTTGTCGATGATGGAGCCGTTGGCGTAGGCCGTCCAGGCTACACGCTCTCGGTCGGCGTCAAACTCCAGGCGCCCACCTGGGATGTCGACGATGCCGTGCATGAACTTACTACCTGGGCCGGGCTCGATGGTACCCTTCAGCCGCATGAATCCGAAGATCTGCTGGATAACCATCTTCTGCCGAGCCGGACCATCGGCGATGCGCTGGCCCTTGTTGAACTCTACCGCCTCAGTCTGCGGAAAAGGGGGCTCGGTCTCCCCCTCGGCCTCCCCGTCCTCCTCGGCCTCCAGTTTGACTGGCGTCTCAGATCCGGGGTTGTCCTTGTGGACCTTGATGGCATCCTGCATGGTCTTCGCATAAAGCGGTTCGCCATCCTTGGCCTTCAAGACGATTTTGTAAAAATACCCCTTGGCCTTCATCTTCTTGGCGACAGCCTTCTCAGACTCAACCAACTCTTCCTCTTCGCCGTAGAGCATCGCGTCGAAGTCCTCGAAATGGGTGTAGAGGTCCGTGTCGATGGCCTCCAGGCACGCCGGGTCATCGATCTCCTCTGACTCATTGACGACGATCTTCGAGCCTGGGTAGTCCTTCTGGACGTCCTTGGCACCCTTCTCGGTCTTGGCGTAGAGGGGAGGCTTATTCTTGAGCAAAATCTTGAACTTGTATCCCTTGGCCTTCATCTTGTCAGCCTCAGCCTCGCCCAACAACTCTTCTTCGATGGACCCGATGAGCGCCGTGGCATCATCCTGGTTCTCGCCCATGACGGCATTGGTGGCTCTGACGTGGTCACGCTCGATGGCCTCGCGAAGCTCTGGACAGTCCACAGGCAGCGCACTGTGAGCAACCTGGGTAAACTGAGGCGTATTCGGCTGAGACTTCAAGGGCCTCTTCCTCATGACCGACCGATATTCCGCGCTTCGTTTCGGAATCGGCTGATCCATGACGGAGTTGAGCCGCCCAATGAGACCATTGTACGGAGCCCACACCTTTGAGCCGAAGGCATTGCGGAAGTCCACGAAGTCCTGGTGCAGAGCGCCAATTTCCTCGCGAACTGTCTCGTCCTTGGGTTGTTTGTACTTCAGAATGCGGTCGATCTGATGGAGCATGAAGGAACCGTCATCGGCCAGGCTGTGAATGCCCGCCGAAAGCCGCTTGATTTGGGCTCTGACCTCCTTCTTAAGCTGCACCTGGGAGAGCTTTCCCCAGTCCATCTTGCCTGACTTGCCAGGAGCCTTCCCCTTGGTGGAGTGACGCCTGGTTGTGATCCCCATGGCCTTCACCAAAACCATGAACCCCTTAGTGGAATTCTTGAAATCGGCGTAGACCTTGTTGACGTCCTTGCTCCAACGCTTCACAGAATTCTGGATGGCGAGCTTCGACCAGCCCGACTTCTCCGCATCCGTGAGGATTTTGTTTGCGGACTCCATGAATTTGTCGATGTCCTGCTGGATCATACGGCGAAGACGAACCTGGATGTCCACAAGTGGCCCCCGCCAATCGGCAATTTCCTCTGCCAAAGGCGCATCCTCAACAGGTACAATCTCGGTGTCCGGCTCAAGGTCTGCCGTAATGGCGCTAATTTCTTCTGCGAACTGACTCGCGGTCTTCATTCTATGACCTCCGATGAGGTCAGACTATCATGTCCCGGCGAGCCCTTCCAGAGCTGCGGCAATTGCGGCCAGCTCAGCCCTGAATTTGATCGTCTCTTCTTCGCCAAGAGTCTGGATGACCATTGCGCCTTCTGCCACTGGTTCAACCTCGATTGGATTCCCTGCCCCATCGCAGGTAATTACAATATCCGGTGGGCTTTTCAGCCGGCGCTCCCATCCAGACATAATCTTCCTGGCTACTCCGAGCTGCTCTGCTGCCATTTCACGCCTAATGTGCATCTCACTCCTCCTCCCTCTTGGCATCGACACTCTTTAGGTAATCGTGCCCATAGACAACCTTTTCATCCTTGGGGTCCACGGCGATGACCTGAAGACCAGTGTTCTGCTCGAACCAAGCCAACCACTCACCAATCATGACGCTCTTTTTGTTATGACTGAACGACAGAAAATGCTGAGCGATAAGACTCAAGGCATAGCCCGGGTGATCCGTGTCGGCCATCTTCTTCGCCAGCTCGACAGCCTCCTCGATGGAACCCTTGGTATCCTTCGGCACACGCTGCGAGAAAGTTGTCCATTCCTCATCCTTAGACTTCACCTCTTCCACCTGCTCCTCGGTCGGGGGCTCGACACCCTCAGTCTCCGAAGGCTCGTCTTCCACGACCTGCCCATTGGCCTCTGCCTCCTCAGTGGTCGGAGTCTCGGGCTCAGGGTCTTCCGGGGTCATCCCTGGGGGCGGGTTCATCGACGGCTTTGTGCTTGCAACCCGCCTATCTTTCTTCTTCCCAGCAGACTTTAGAGCTGCTCTGACGTTCTGGGCCAGCTCCTTCTCACTCATCGACTTGGCGAGATCGAACCATTTCTTTGCGTTCTTCGAGTCGACAACCTTGACTAGATGATGAGCCTTCGTCCAGCCGATCTCCCTTGCTCCTTCGAGAAGCTTTGGTGCCCCCTTTTGCTCAATAACGAACCACCAATGAATGGACGAAAGCATCTGGGCCTTGCGGACCGTGAAATCAAATTCCGTCTCCACGTAGCCCTTGAAAGTTTCATGAGCACCCAAGCTCTTGGCAGTGAACAAGCGCTCCTCCGAAATCCGGTAGAGCAAATGAGCCATCTCGAAATAGGTATCCTCATAGGTCTGAAGACATTGCACCAGGCGCAGATGGACCTTGTTGGCCTCGGTCTCATCTGTCGTCAACACTTCCACGCCACCCTTGGCCCCTGATAGGGAAACGAGATTTTTTGACTTTCGCGCTTCAACCTCTTCATCGGTCAGCTCTCGATATCCTCCACCCTTCATGGCTATTTTTGTCATGACTTACTCTCCTTGACTTGCTCATACAGCCACCTGGAAACAACGTAGGCGTCTGCCGCGTGATCCGTATCGAACTCAATACCTGCAATCTTTAGGGCCTCAATAACCTTGTCCTTTTGACCCTTGCCACTGCCGCCGTAGCCAAGAACCTTCTTGCGAGCAGAGCTGGCCTCAACCAGGTCCGGGAAAATGTGACAAGCCAACCAAATCTGGGTCAGAACCACGTACAACAAACCACCCCGCTGAATGGCCTGGCTCTTAGCTCCGAAAGAAGCTCCACCAGCTTCAATGGCAATGTGCTTGATCCCGAATGTACGAATCACCCCAATGATGTCGTTGGCAAGATGAAGAATACGGTCCACCCGATCACGCTCCGTAATGGTGCGCTTTTTTGTGCTGGTGAGGGGGTAATGAAATGTCGCCGACCGCAACACATGACCACGGTCGGTCAACACCACGAGCCCAGTATTCACCAGCTCAAGATCGAGACCTAAACTTCTTCCAGGCGCTCTCCAGGTCTCGGCATTGACAAGGGCCAAACCGAGTACGTCCGCCATGTGGGCAGGGAGGGAGGCTGGATTCGGGATTTTTGGTCGCTTCTCGGAAGGCAATGACCTTCTCCTTCTCCTTCGCCATCAGCAATGGATCATGCTCCAGTGGATGCTCGACGAAAGCATCCGTCAAATATTTTGAGGCGCGGTCCACATAGACCAATCGCCCATAGCGCATCTTGGCCATGTCCAGGTACCAGTTGATTTGAGTCACATTGTCCACGTCAGGAGCATCACGAATCCAACCCATACCGTCAGTGCTGGCCTTAGTCTTGAGATCCCACAGCTCGTCCTCGTAGGCACCCCAGTCAATGATGCCATCGCTCCACCCAACGATTCTCAGCTCCAGGTCGTACACAACAGGCTCGACATAATTGAAGGGTTTGCGCCAATTAGCCTTGTAGCCACAGGATGGGCACTCATCAGGACACAGCACAGCACTCTTGGACGTCACCTTGTGGATGATCGTCTCGCCGTGGGTGTGGACCTCCGTCATGTCGGACGGGTCGATGCCCTCAACATGCAAGCAGGCAGGGCACTCCCAGCCACCCTTGATAATCTTAGCCGGACCCATCCACCACTCCTGAAACAGCTTGTGATGTACCGAACCGCCATCCATCCACCATTTGTTGTTGGGGCCAACCTCGTCAAGCATTGGGATGTCCATCCGATAAGCCATCACCCATGACCTCGGGCACCATCCTGCGAGCACGGACGGAGAAAGCCACATATCTGGCTTGACGTAGACCTCCCTGGTGCTCACCAAGGCCTCCATGATGCGTGGTTGCAAGAATAGGTTAGGCCGCTCAGCCCCCGCCACAGAAGCCTTCTGGGTGGGCCTCTGGCGTCCGCTCTGTATTAGGCTCCCGAGACCCACTACTCCTCCTCCGCTGCCGCAATATCGAGCAGACGCCTGAACACACTTCGAGGAATAGCCACCCAATCGGCCTCGGCAGTAATCTGACCTACCTCGGTCAGCTTGCGAAGCACGTTGGTCTCGAACTGGATCGCGAGAGCGGGCTCCCTATCGATCCCTGCCTCGGTGGTGATTTTATTCAGCCACCTGGCTTGTATTCTAAGAGACTGGTCCTCAGTGCGCTTACACTCTATCAGAAATTGGTTGAATGGAGTACCAACGTCCCTGACGTCACCCTTGAATCCATCTTTGGACCCACTCCCTGGCTGTATGCGCCCTCTAAGGGCCTTCGCCGTATCCCTCTCATGCTTCTTCGGCTTACGGTCCCTGGCAGCCTTTCCGCTGACTACATCCTCTATGAATCGAGGCAATGACATCACGCCCCCGGAACGAATCTAGCGAGCAAGGCATTTCTGACGACCTCACGCACCTCGGGATCATCTCGAATAGCCTCGAAGACGGCCTTCTGGGTGCGGAATTTCCGATCACCCATGACGTACTTCTCATCGGCCTTGGCTTTCTTGTCCTCTTTTACGAGGAATTTCATAGCCATCTTGTAGATGTATTCGTCCTCGATGACGGTTCCGTCAATGGCCTGCTCGTAGAAGCCCTTTCGCCCCTTGGTGGCGCAGCTCCGATTTTTGACGACCTCGAATTGGAATGTCTCCCCGACCATCGTCTTGACGATCTCGCCCTTCTTCGCATCACCATATTGCTCGACCATGAAGTCTCCCTTCGAGCCCCGGAATCGGATCTCGATGTGAGCGCCAAAGTCCTGGCCCAAACCAGACGGCTTGACCGAAGGATCGCCGAACTGCACGCCAATCTTCATGCGAACCTGATTGATCCATATCTGGGTGAGCCGCCTGCCACCCTGATGGGCCTTGTGAGCCGTGGAGATCCACTTCCTCACGCCCTTGTTCACGATGCGAGCCTGGAGCCCTTGCTGCCAATCGTGAGCAGTAGTCTCCACCTCGTCCTTTGGAGCAAAATGAGCGAGGGAGTCGAGCACCATGAGGTCGACGCATCCACTCGCACCAAAGACGTGGGCGATGTCAACGGCGTCTTCACCGACCTGGGGCTTGACGAGCATCAGCCGCCTGGGGTCACCGAAATTGGAGAAGTACCGCTTCTCGAAGGCATCCTCTGCGTCAATCCACACGACCACAGGCTCCTCATAGGAATTTGTCTTGAACGCTTCCTTCTCGGAAGCTACGCGCTCTGCATATGCCTTGGCCTTCTCGCCTGTCTCCTTCGGTGCCGGTGCCCAATCATGGTCCATGAGCCCTTTGGCGTAGCAATCACATTCCCCGGTTGCAGACCAACGAGCCTCGGGGTCAGTCTTTAGCTCGACCTCGGTCGGTGGGACCGCCTCAACATTCTTCGCCGGTCGCCAGCAGTTGCGACAACGTCCCTGAAAAATGCCAGCCACACGCATTGACGTGGTGCTCTTGCCGCCAGACTTGTCACCCCAGAATGCGTGCGGTCTGCCGGTGACCATGCCGAATCCGCCTTCAAGCGAGCCGCCCAGAGCCATATCCAACGCGAGGGAGCCGGACGAGATACGCACGTCACGGGTTGCAATGACATCACCAGAGCCCATCACCTTCTCCCCATACAGCTTCAACAGGGCTGCTTTGGCTACTGCCAGGCCGCTCTTTTCAGCCATGTCAATACCCAGGCTTTGAAGCGCCACCACCGTTGGGCGCGCGAACCTCAGCCACCTCGGCCTCACATCGCTGCTCGACCCACCGCTTGGCAAACTCATCTGCCTTATCGATGTCCTCGACGTAGCATGGCAGCTCCAGGATGACATCGAACCTGGCAGACTCGTAGTTGGTCAGGTTCATGGTAAGTCCATATCCACGCCTGATACGCGCCACTGGACCTTCGAAGTTATGGACAGCAACGATCTCCTCAGCCGCCTTGGAGTCGTACTCCTTGCCCTTGTGCAGGAACCGTCCGTCGATGAAAGCTATTGCCGCTTCTTCCGCCATCTTTTCCTCCGTTGTCCAATTCTAAGCACTGAGATTGGGTTGTCAACTAAATTGACGGCGGTTTTAGCAACTATTTGGCAGATTTTGTCTGCTTCAAGGCCGCCTCCATGCCATCCTCGCACTTGACCGGAACACCAGACTCCAGCCATGCCGCTTCGATCTTCGTGAACATCTCGGGATCGACTGGGTAAAGACGTCTCTTGGTCCCCACCATCTCTTTGACCGCTTCCATCATCGCCTGGGTGTAGAAACGAAACTTCCTTGACCCTTGGATATATGGCGTGCGCGGAAGAATAGACCCTCTCTTCTCGTCTTCCTTCTCCCAATCGTTGATGGACTGGACAGACCTGGAGATGAACATAGCGAAGAAACCGATGCTGAATAGCACAACCTCGCCACCATCTCCGGTCTTGTACCTCTTCGGAACCTGGTGCCTCGGCACCTTGACCCTTGGAGCTGAGCGTTGCCGCTCTCGATGCTCTGCTGACTGCGAGAGCACCTTCTCCTTGTATTCCGGATCTCCCTGATACGCGGCCTTTCGTTTGTCGCTTATGCGACGTCTGTTGGCCTGGTACCAATCGCTGTAATATTCCTTGCGTGGACTCGGTGCTCGTTCTGCCATCTCTGCACCCTCCTACCCACAAACTAACACCTGGAATGGCATTGTCAAGACTCACCCTGCTACCACCGTCCCCAGCGTTGCATAATAATCTCGACGATATCGCTCCCTTTTCGAGGCCAGGGGCACTCCAATGTCTACGATGTCACACACAATAGGGTGTGGCTTTTCCTTGCACTCACCCACTCTCCACGGGCAATAGTGCTCACATTTTTCCTTCTTCGGCAGACAGTATCGACGGATTCGACCATTGGCTTGCTGCACATCTGAGACGGGGCTGATCAAAAACTCAGTGTCAATAGCTGGGATGTCGACACCCTCGGCGCACATCTGGTAGGTGGCGAAAACAACTCGGGCACGCTCGGCCTCGTGAAGCTCCACCTTGGTCTGGCGCTTCTTCTTCTCGGTCTTCTTCTGCGAAATGTCGAACATCTTGGCCAAATCGTAAAGTTGCACGTCCTCCAGGTCTTCCAGCTTGACGAGGACCCACTCATTGTCCTCATCAGCGTCCGTCACGATGCCAGTGATTGCAGCGTAGTCACCCCATTCCATGAAGACGTGATGTCCCTTGCTCATGTCCTCCTTTGAGACCGAAATCATCGGCTTGAGGTCACCCAGTGCCTCAACTGGTTTCCACCGCCTGGACAGGCTGCGGTAGATGGTGTCGATGGCCTTCTCTCGGCCACCATCCTTCATAGGCCACGACCTCGAAGCGAGCTTTGGCTTAGTCACGCCCGTGAACCACTCACCCACATAGAATCCAGTCGTCAGCACCTCATCCTTTACCTCTCCAGCCGCGAACTCCTCCTTCCATGCAGCCTGCAATGCCTCTTCCATTTTGCGAAGGTGATCGAGCCGTTCCGATAGGACAAAAAGCTTCCGCTGAGCCGGCGCCTTCAGGGCCTTGACCATCTCCTGCACCGCCACTCGGTTTCGCTTCCTGAGCTTGACCAAGATATTGATGACGATTGGAGCCTTCACATTGTCCCGTTTCATTACCGGGGGAAGACTGTCCTGCCTGACTTTGATCATGCGGACGTTGGGCTTCGGGGTCTCGGTCTTGGCCTTACAGACAATCTTGCCAAGGCTCCACCAGAACACCTTATCCGCTCCATCATGCCGCCTGGGGGTCGCTGTCAGGCCCAGCCTCCATGCCGATGAGAACTTCGGCAAAATAGGACTCCACGTTGGAGCGCCAATTCTGTGAACCTCATCCGTCACAACCAATGCCGGCCAATCGTAAAGCTCCTGTGGATAGCGATCACCAGTGTCCAGAGCAAGGCTTTGAGCCATGGCGACGACGATATGCTTGCCCTCGAAGTCGCATTTGTTCTCCTGGACGATGCCGATCTTCACCCCAGGAAGCCACTTCTCAGCCCGTTCCACCCACTGACTCTGCAAGAACTCCTTATGAACAATGACCAGGGTGGTGCGCTGAAGCCGGTCGACAAGCCCAATCGTGGTGTCCGTCTTGCCGAACCCAGTGTCCGCCTCGAAGATGCCTCCCATCAACAAGCCGGTGCGCCTGTCGGAGGGCTTCTCTTCACTGGGGACATCAGGTCCGCATTGATGAAAACGATCAGCGAACAGATCGATGACGTCAGCCTGTTCCGCGTATGGCCCCTCCTGCGTCAGGATACACTCAGGGCGCTCGTCCCACTCGCTGCCAAACGAGACGTCCCAATCATACTCGTAGGGCTTGTTGGAGGTCTGAAACCAGAAGGCTCTGGGCACTCCGAACTCGAAGGGGGTCTCCTTGTAACACCGTACTGGTTCAGATTTTATATCGTCATAACCCTTGGCCTTACGTGGAATAACCGTCAGCTCTTTGCGCAGGTGAATAATGAGCTGCGGATCGACCTCTCGCTTCGACAGCCAAACCATTCCTGAAACGCGCGGGCGCATGACAGCTCCAATCCCCCCGCCCCGACGGATCAGTACGAGGGGGCACACCAATCCAGTCAGGACGAAAGAGAAGTCTTGAAATCAGTAAGGGGTTTCGGCGTCGGCCTTAGCTGACCCACCGTCATCGTCGCCTTCGGGCGCAGCAGACCCAAACATGGCCTGCAATTCCTCATTCGAGCGCACCTCCAGGATCTCGCTGTAGTCATAGGGCTCCCAGGGGGCTCGCTCCCACAACTTGTCGAGTGTGAGGTACTTCTCGGGGTCGTCGATCTGCTCATTGATGCGCTCGACCCATTCCTTGAGGTGACGCTTACCGAATGCTTCGATATCTTTCGGTGCGATCTTCTCAACCAGGGTGAACTCGTCACCCACGCTCTCGGTCTTTCCGCCAGAGCGATAGATGTCGAAAACACAACCAGTAAGCCCGCCATGCTGCTTCTTCAGCCGCTCAAGCTTTTTGAGGATTCCGGGCTTTTCTTTGCCACCCAACTTGGGAACGAATAGCTCGCGACCGTAGCAGAACTCGCGCTCCTGCTTCGACTCCCAGGGGGTCATATTGATGACCGTGAGCATTCCGATAAAACTGGGCTTGCGGTCGGGGTAGCGATCACAGACAGCACAGTCATCAGCCATCCGGTTGCGCTTCTTGCAGGGCTCCCAATTTCGCCAGGAATTGTTGTGCTTGAAATTGTGCTCCCAGTAGGTCGTTGGATTGTCATCGAGGAAGATGACCCGCTTCTCGGTATCCGACGGCATCCAGTATCGCCGTGGACCCTTTGGACCATCATCGAAATCGTAAGCATTTCCCGAGGACTCGAAGCCGGTGTTGTACCAACCCATTGGCATGTCTCCTTTCCTGCTCACCAGAGCAGTGTCATTCATCCGTGCAGGCACCGCTGCACACTCTCCAACCTAACCAATGGTGAGCTGCGTGTCAACACCCTTGGCCCAAGGTTTCCCAAGAAGTTTAGTACGCTGATGTGGCAACATTTTTGCTGGGTCTGATCCCTCTGGGCACGATCTCGTAAACATGGGCACACGCCCGGCGATCATGGTCTTCATCATGACCCCCATGCTGCGCCCGGCATCATCACCATCATGGACCACAAGAATAATCCGCACAGGCCGATTGGCGATACTTGCGAAATGAATCATGCGCTCAATCTGCGACTCCCCGACATTTGTGCCCAGGGTCGCAAACACAGGCCGGTACCCAGCCTGCCATAAAGCCAGGGCGTCCATGTGACCTTCCACAATATAAAGCTTCTTTCCGCCGTCATCTGGAAGCATGTGCTCGCCATAAAGAAACACGTTTCGCTTGAAGCCACTCGAGTGAAGGTATTTCGGCGAGGGCCTCTTTCCACAGCTCCCGCAGATTTTCTTCCCCTTCTTTGCTGGAGGCTTCGGAGCCAGGGTTATAATCTCGCCACCACACCAGCACTTTTCCTCTTGATACGACCTCCCACTGATGGCAATTAGCCTCCCATGATGATCCCTCATCGGGAAAAGAATACGCCGCATTCTAGTATCTACTCCCAACTCCCACTCTAACCAGGTATCCTCGTGAATGCCCCGCATCTCTGCGTATGGGTGAATGGTGCTGGTGAGGTGCGGGGCATATTCATCCCACGGAATCTCAGGAACATCGTCACTGGCTGCAACAGCGTACTTGTCATGCCACGGAGCATCGGCAGTCTGACGTTTTCTTCGGTAGACCTCATGTGCTCCACCATTCCTGACGAGCTTCGCAACCCTGTTGACCTTCTCTCTCAGGAATGGATTCTTGACCTCCTTGCCTGGCTCCAACGGCTCGATAGGTGCGTCAGGGCCATCCAGGGCCTCGATGACGTTCATCATGTTGAAGCCCGTCTTGTGCCACATGAGCAGCACTAGGCTTCGGAGAGAACCGCTCTCATGGCAAGACTGACAAGAATAGATGGGATCGCCGTATCGACCTTCAGGAAACACCACCATTGAGGGAGTGTTATCCGAACCTCCACCATGTGACCACGGCGCCAGCAAACACGAACAGCGCACCTTTCCCTTGGCGACGGACATGTTGCGAGCACCAAGGGTTTGAAGGATTGATGCAAGTCGCTGAGGAGTCACGATTACCCACTCATAATGAGATCTGGACTCAACACACCACGCTCGATGTCCCACCAAGGCTCAAAGTTCTCCACTATGCAAAGCACCTTTTCTGGATCGAGCACCCGGACGTAGAGCGGATGGGAGAAGCCTTCTGTCTGAAACATGTAACCCAGCCGGGAACCGAAGCGCCGGTTGAACATCACCATGGACCCAAGCACTAGCCCCTCACCATCAATGAGATCTGAAAGGGCCGGATCGACGATGAGCTTCTTCTGCATGGCGCTCCACCTCATCTTTCCTGGCCCGATGGCGCAGACGACTCCATAACGCTCATTGAGGTATTTATAGCGCCCGAATTTGAACGCCTCATCTGGAAGCCACACACCACCCTGGCTGAGATTCGGCTGCCCTAAATCAGCCACAAAAATATAGTCGTGCATGGGCTTCACCGGGAAACCCTCCATCATCTGCATGTCTCTCTCGATCACGTTCTTCCCATCTATCAGGCCGGGGCCTGCCTCAATCTTCATCGCCTTCTCCTTCGGTGCCAGATTGACATGATCAAGCATTATTCATCGCCAAGGATCAGTGCATCCACGGCGTCATCTTCGGCATCAGCACGCGCATCGGCCTCTTCCTCTGTCAGATCCCTTGGTGTCCCACGCCGACGTGCGCGTTCTTTGGCCATCTTCTCGCCCGCACGCCGCTTTTTGACCTCAGCCATTTGTTGCCTGGTCGCAACCATCTCATCCATGGTCATTGCGCCCTGATTCTTCTTTTTCCGCAGAAGTCGATAGAGTGCGATGATGCCTACCAGCTCATCAGTCACCAACGATGCAATACTGATACAGCCTCCAAACACAAGCGCCGCATACCAGGGCCACCCTTCGGCGAAAAAGGCCCACAAGAACCCAATCCAGACACCACAGCACATCGAGCAATGCAGAAGATCACCAAGAACACTGAACGGACTCCACGCATTCTGGAACCCGCTAAGCCATTCACGAAGGGGCTCAAAAATTCGACCCGCAGAAAAAACCAGAGTCACGCCAATGAGGCCGACTATCTCCCACCATTGAATATCCATCGCCTACACTTTCTCAAAGCGAAATTGACTTTCGCTCTCCCTCAATACACATACCCGTGCCCCTTGTCATCAAAGCTATCTCCGCCATCGTCCACAATGACACTGGTACCGATTTCATCGAAATTCATTTCATCCATGTCCCACCTGGCAACAACGGCAGACCACAGAGCTTGACGCCTCGCCTTCAATGGGACGTAAAGCATCTGTTTGTCCAACTTCATATCGTCGTCTTGGTACATGGCGAAGAGATTGTGACAGTCCTGGAAGAGGGTGTCAGAGAAGGCCAGGGCGTCTTCAAGCCCACCAGTACCCAGGCCCCTCTTCAGGGTCTCCTTCGCACTCTCCTTGACCTTGCCCTGACGGCTGAGCTGACTGATGGCGCACAGGGGCTTCTGGGTCCGCCTGGAAGTCGAGCGCATCCAGTCAACAGTCTGAACCATTCGCTCCTGACGGTCGCCGCGTGAACCTGGACCCTTCTTGACCCCACCCTGAGCAACCTTCAGCATGTAAGCGCTGTCAATGGCCACGAGATCAGCATCAGTTGCCTCAATGGCCTCCTCGATAAAGGCTGGCTCCAACTTATCTTCGTCGTCCAGGATGAACAGATTGGAAGCTTCGGGAGAATTCTCGATATCCTCACATGTTTTGATAAATTGTGGTTCGGCGTACATTCCCATCGTCGCAGACACGACATCGCCGTAGTTGAACCCGCCATGTTTGACAACAAACCGCTCGCCCATCTCTACGCGATTCATTTCAGGGCTGACCAGAAGCACCTTCAGCTTTTGCCCAAAAGCTGCGTGCAAGCAGATGAGCACCATCGTCCAAGTCTTTCCGATGCCAGGGCGAGCTACGAACATCGTGAGCGTGCCTGGCCACATCCCCAGGGTCATCTTCGTCATGGTATCCCAGGGGAACTTCACGCCGGTCTCGCCGGCCTTGGTGCGCTCATACAGTGCGCGGACCTCCGGGGCTACCTCTGCCAGCGTGTGAACTCGAGCCTTCTGAATGGACAGTGACTTCAGATGGCCAGAGAGCTTATGGACTTCTGCTTCTGCCTCATCCTTATCGCCTTGCTCCAGATACTCCAACCCATTCGAGAAGCCATGCTCCAGAGATCGAAATTTGTGCCGGTCAAGAAGCTGGTCGACCACCCAGTCAATGGCTGTTCCGTCCTCCACCATGACACTGACGCCGGTTTGCTCTTTGACTACCGAAGGAGGGGGAAGTTGGCCATGTTCCTTGAAATATTCCTGGACAAATACCCAGGCCCGCTTTCCTGGTCTAAGGAGCAGCGTTTCACTAAGAATCTCTCGCGCTTTCCTAAAACCAGACTCATTCTTCGTCGCCAAACCAATGGCGGCTGCATCAAGATCCACGGCGAATACTCCCCCTACACCCCAGATGTTCAGGGCTCCAGGTTGGTCAATGACCTGGGTTTATCCAGTGAGTCGAGCTTCCATATCCTGCTGAGCCAAATCACGCCAATTGTGCGCTCTTAGGAGCACAGGATACATAGCCTCTCGCATCACCTCCAACATAGAAGCGATGTACTTCGTCTTGAGCGAGACACCCCTCGGATTGCTTTCCGGGGGCCTCATTGGAAGATTCGTAGTCACGAGCGTCACCCTTCGGTGCGCGCTCCTCTCCCTAATCAGATTCTCAAAAATGCGCTCTGCGAACCCAGTCTCCCCTGTGTGCTCTTTTCCAAGATCATCGAAGACGAGAAAATCTACTTCCTTGGCTCGCTTCATTATGGATTTTTCATCAGAGAACATGGTCTTATCAAGCACGCTGGCTCTCAAAGTCTCGGCCTGGACAAAGAGAACGGACGCACCACGACGCCTCGCCTCCATGGCAACAATGATAGCTGCTGACGTCTTGCCATGGCCATTCGGTCCCCACAATAAGAGACCTTCACCACGGTCCATCATGTCCTCGATATTGCGAAGATATGAACGCAACACATCCCTACCCTCGCACTCGGGAATCTCCTCGAAGTCAGACTCCCAGAACCGACACGGAATTCGCATCAGCTCCATATGAGCCTTCGTCAGCTTTATTCTCAGTCCGACGATTCGCATCGCTCTGCCTATATCCAGCCTACCAGCCATTGCCACAGCCCTCGTATGGGTCGGTGTCTTCATCGACATCCCCCCATCCCTGGGTCGGGCTCGCCTTGGCTGATTCCTCTGAGAACTCCCCAGAGGCTATTTTGGTCTCACGCAACTCTGGTATTTTGACCAATCCGTCCATCTCAGAAAACAATGTACTTCGCATGGCCCAAAGAAATCTAAATCCAGGTGTGCCGCTGCGTGATGCCTTCCTCCTGTCCCATGTCCCCAAAAAATGATCGATTATACTCAGTGTTCTATCGAATCCGTGCTCATCAATCAGCTTCTTCGCCAGCGCTGCTTCAGCACCAGACCATTCCACTTCTACGCCCGGAAAGAGCTTCGCCATTCTTGACTTCCACTCTTTCCCCAGCCATTTCGCTGGACTCGTCTTCCTCCGCTTTTGCACTTTTCGTGCTCTTGCCTTGGCCCCCTTGTCGCGCTGAGCAGCAGCGAGGGTAGCAAGTGTAAGGGTTTTCGAGCCCATCACTTACAATTCTATATCGTCAAAAGGGATAGTCAAGGGGCTGGGAGGACTTCTCTGACCTTCGATGTATCAATTATATCCATGGCCCCAGATGGATACATCACGTCGGCGTGATAATAAACATCGCGCCAATTCTGACCAAAGCAAGACTGAGCATTCGTCGCCAAAGCGATGGCCTCTGCCTCGGTCATCATCTTCAGCACAGAATTGGCCTTGAGAACAGTGACCACCGTGGCCACCCTACCATCATGGAGCTTGACTCGTTGACCGACCCGAGGGCACGGATACTGTTCAATCAGAGAGGCCACGACGCCTCACCATGCGATCCATTACCATCCGACTGGTGAAGCTCACACCCATGATGAACTTCTCTGCATCGGCTGGATGCAACTTTCCTCGCTCATCGATCATCGGCAGAGGCTTGCTATGCTTCGCGGCTTGCTCCTGGGCAGCTCGACCGACGTGAAGCAGCTCCTCACGATTGTCATAACCCCACTCAGTCTTCCCGGAGTACATCAGGCAATGGGCGCAAAGATGTGCCTCTTCACCGTTCAGGAGCTTCCCAGTCCAGACCCCGACACGCTCACGACATAAAGCACATGGCTTTTTGTCTTTGCACACACGGATCTCTTCAGCTTTGAAATACAACATAACAACTCATACTGTAACAATGACTTGCCAACAAGTCTAGGCTGCGCGGTATTCCATGTGCTCAAGCTCTCGAAATAGATGAAAGCCAGGATCGTACTTCTGGTTGGTCTTATGGAAGTGACCGATGATCCCCTTGAACGATCTCTTCTCCTGGTTGGTCAGCTCCCTGTAAGCAATGGAGCCATCTGGCTCACGCGGGAACACCATCGGAATGTCCAGCTCGGAACACAGCACCTTGGTCAGCGCCGCGATGCTATTGATCTGGATGGGGTGGAACCTAGCGCATCGGAGCTTCACCCCATGAATGCGCTCGTCATCCTGGATGCGATCCTTCCCCCTGGTCGGAATCTTCTGCCCCTTCAGTCGGAAGCCATAATTAGCGACCTCCAAACTGATGGAGCGGCGCCCCATCCTGCCACCCGTATCCTTCGGATCATAAAGCACCGGGTCGAGGAACTGATAAATGACACCCTCCCTGTCGATGCAGAAAGTGACGCCCAGACTTCTGTTGATGAGTGTGTTGAAAGTAGTGGCCGCGCTGTTCTCGCCGCCCGTCCAATGCCAGATGACTAAGTCAGGAGGAAGCTCCCGTTTCCAGGTGTTCTTCTTCCCCCTGAACGTCATCTTGTGGTCTACCCATGTCTGTGTCGGGGCTCCCACTTGACACTTCTTCCCTCCCAGAATTATTTTGCCCACCGGGTCCATTCGTCGAGTCTACTACGGACGCTTTGCCATAGCCAAGCTGGATACAAACAGGCTCCATGTCGTCCCGACATCCATGCCCACTACCTGTGCGACACCAAAAAGCATTCAGGGTGTCAGTATTTTCTACACGCGCGAGCCCGCGCGAGCACGCGATCCTGTCGTCGCATGAAGCTCTTTTTGTCTCACACCGCCCGCCCCAAGTGATTGGTCGCCCTGGAAGCCATCTGAGCCGTCGTCCAGGCCGGCTGGGCGGAAGCTCTCCCTTGATTAGGTATCGAGCATCTGAGACGACCTGAGAGCACTGCTGCTGGTATCTAGCATCCCACTGGTTCAGCCTCTCCTGCTCCGACTGTCCAGCCAGGAACTCATCAGGTGGGTCCTCGCAGTCCAGGGTCATCTTGCCGATCCAAACAGCACGCTTGTTCCTGGCCTTCATATACCCCAGAACGTGCCGCTGATGCCGGCGCAGTGCCGACAGGAAAGTCTCGCCATTATCATCGCACTCTGTGATGCGTCGAATCATGCCACGGTCACAAGTCCTTCGCCGATTGTTACCGACAACCTGCCAAATACCTACACAATCCTGTGGGTTACCATTGGCTTCAGCCATACAGACTCGAAGAAATGCCGTAAGCACAGCATCCTCTCCCTCTTCGTCTGGCACATTCCAAATCTTGCCCCTTGTCTGCGCCGGGCTCTCCCATTGGAATCGTCGAACCTTGCGCTTCGGCCTCGCTGCCAAATCAGCTTCGAGCTTGGCCCGAGCAATGGCAGAATCAGCCTCCATCTTGGCCCACCGCTCATTGCGCTCTTGCAAGCTTCGATCACTCTCTCGACGTCGCTTCTCATACTCTAACCTAACTTCAGCTCGTCGCTCAGCCCGAGCCTGAGCTGGTGTTGCCTCAGCCTCTTCCTCGCATGTCACAAAAGGAAAGAAGGTCAAAATGACAGCAAGCGGAATCACCGCCATCACCACAATCAGGAACCCTTTCGCCTTCGCCGACACGCCTCTCCACCATGCAGACATTCTGCACCTCCACTTTCTTGTGATGGTCAATTCGGCTAGCACTTTACCACACCACATCCACCCCTCAAAAAAAACGAGCCCCCTGGACACCACTCCAGGAGGCTCTTAGGACGGAATGACCTCACGGCCACACTGCTCGTCAACCTACCCATTCAAAAGGGTTTGTCAACTATGCCAAGAACATAATATTTGGCTCTCCCGAGCCTGCTGCCCCGCACGGCCCGCAATCAGTACCCAACTGACCGCCCGGTATGTCCGCTTGCAATCAGCCATCCCGCGTCTCCTGTTAGGCCGATGGGTGTCAGCCCTTCAGGCAGGTCATGCGAAGCAGCAGAATCAGGAGCTTGTCACCCGGATTTGATGGGCATAGGAAGAAGGTGCCGGGTCACCCGCTCTCCAATCCCTGACTCAGACCATGTTGACCATCATCCCTTTCTGCTTTCCCATCGGAGGCCGGGAAAGCGTGGCCCTCGGCATTGTGGCTGGTACATCGAAGCGGCCTCTGACCTCGCCCCAGCCGCCCTTTGGTCTCATGGCTGGTCAGAGATTACACCGTGTCTCTAGTCCATTTCGTCCTCCGTCCTTTTTGCTGTTTTCCTCTTGCCCTTATAATCTAAGCACTGGTTTGTGATTGTCAACAGAGCGAAGGTCAATTTCGCTCTACTAGGAAGGAATAAATTTCACGGTGGGATCTGGCACTTTACCGAAGCCCTTGCAGCTCTTGGTCTGCTCTTCCGTCATGAAGCTAATGGCCTTCTTCTTGTCGAAGGTCGCTGATGCCTTCCTCTTGATGATTTGTATTTTGCCCAGGGGGCTAATGAAATCATCAACCTTATGCTTCTCACTCATCTCTGTCGCCCGCTTCTTCAATTCGGCCACCTTCTCATTGAGCACCTTGAGCTTGGCATCCGCCTCAGCGAAATCAGCCACGAGGTCTCGGATGTCTTCGGTGATATCAGTCACCTCAGCACTCTTGCGCTCACATTTCTCTGTACGCTTCGACGCTTGAAATTTCTCTTCATCCTCTATTTTTTTAGCCACTCCGTCCTTGACTGCTTCAGACAGCTTCTTGCGGTCGGTGCGTGACTTCTGATTCATCCCTACTCTGCGTGATAGATTCCCCACACCCATTGATTTCTCCTTTGATGGTCCACGCCAATTTTCTTCCCCGGCGAACACGAGCATCGAGAAGCCCGACCAAAGTGACGCCATCGGCCTTCGCCATGTCATCACAGTCGTACCAAACACATGCCTTGCTAGGGTCATCTGCCCTGTAGATGGCAGAGTTTTCGACGATGATATAGATAGGACCCAAGTGATATCTCCACCGGGCCTGACAGCTCTCTATTTGAGCTTTGAGCACACAGGCGTATTTGTAACCATAATCCCCTGGCCACATCCAACTCGTGTCATGGTCGTTCGACCGGCACAAATAGCTCATGATGTTGGCTGCGACGATCTCGCCGCTTGGCAGCTCCACATTCTGTGTTTTGGTCCTGAGTGTGTATGTGTAAACGCCCATGGTGTCCTCCGTCCTACCCATAATCTAAGCACTGACTTGCGATTGTCAACTACCCCCAGCAGACTTTCTCACTTTCCTCTTTAGCCTTGCGACAGACTTCAAGAATCTGACGAACTCGCATCTTCACAGTGTCATCGGTGTACGCACAAATATGAGTCTCGGCGCCCATACGCTCCACACGAGCCACATTGCCCTCATGAACGACCTGGACCCCGGCATGACCACCAGCCAGGTGGAACGCCTCTCGAGTCGCCACAGAGCGCCTGGTCTCGCTATTGAGTGCTTTGAGACAGCCCTCAATGGCGCCGTCCAAAGTCTTCCCTTCCCAGACGCCACCGTAGTCGGGCTCGAAGCCGATAGCTCGGAGCACATTCCAAGCATTCGTATTTGCCATATTGACCCATGGCCAAGAAGGCTCTTCGTAGGAGACCTCTCCCTTCCCCATGCAATGAAGGCAGTCCGACCACGCCTTACCATCACGAATGCACTGACACTCATAGATATCGACAACGCTGGATGGGGAATTGGTGACCGAGAATGTGACTGACATGCGCTGCCTCCACTCACAAAGCTAGCACATGGTTTGCGTGTGTCAACAGGTCAAACGATGATTGATGGGTCGTATCCTGCGAATAGCTCTCCTGGAATGTCGTTCTTTATAAGGACTTCCTTCTCCCTGCGACGAACAGCCATCGGAGTCCGGTTCAGGATGACGATCCCGTCCTTGATTAGGCGCCGCTCTCCTTGCTGGTTCCACACAAACCAGGCATAGGCACAGGCATCAGTCGTGGTCTTCTTGCCAGTCTCTGGATCGACGAATTCCCGGAAGCTTGGTCGGTTGGGTATCACGGCCAGAGCTGGCGTGTTCTCCACCATCCAGGGCTGCCGGTCATCGCCTTCGAGAAAGTTCACCCGGAGTAGCATGACCACATACCTGGCGATGCGAAGCCCCTGGTTCACGAACGCCTGGGCAAGCTTATAGGGCGGGTTCCCTACGCAGACGTCGAAGAGCCCATTCGCAGGCATGAGCCCCTTGAGAATCGCCCCATTGAAATAAATGAAATCCCCGGTTATATCAGCAGGATATACCGGATTGATCTCGACCGTGACCCATTTCACGCCCTTCTTCACTTCATTGACAGCCTTGACGATGGCACCCTCGCCACAAGAAGGCTCAATCCACACGCCGCCAGGGAGCTTCACCTTCTCCAGCAGCCGATGAACGACCCAGGAAGGCGTCGGATAGTCATCATTTTCCTGACGTTCACGACCCCTTCCAGTAGCACTCATAATGACCCCCGATCATCCAAGATGATCCGCTTGTTTCCTCTGCCTGTCGCGCTCAAACCCCCACCTCCCTTGGTACGCCTTCGAAGGGGAACCCGAGCTGACCGAGCTTCGGCAATGCTGGGTCCTGCCCCCTTCCTGCCTTGGCCAGCTTCCTGATGTAAGCGTTCCCAGCCCGACGCTTGGCCTTCATCTGCTGCTCCGGGCAGGCATCGACATGCTTGTCATAGTTCAAGTCTGAAAGGTTATGGTCCATGATGATGCCGCGTCCGCATATTGGACACGTCTTGACCACCCTACCGTCTTCGACCTTCTTGGTCATGCGTCTAATCTATGGTGTCAGATGTGCGGTGTCAACTTGGGTCGCAGAAATGGCATGTGGGCCACCTGCTGACAGGACTGCTTTAGGCAGTACCACTGACCACCGATATTGACCCACTCCTTGTCCTTGTCATTTGCCATTAGACCTTCGACTCCGCAGGCCGCGCACTTCACCTTCACCGGACTGTGCTTCCATTGCCTCATTTGAGAATCTTACCACATCACTGTTGACAATCGCAAACCAATGCTTAGATTAGAGGTAGACGGGGAGAGACACCATGCAAAAGAAACTCATCAAATTCGCCATCGATTGTGCCAGCTCAGAGATGAATTCATGGACATACCTCGAAGGCCCGTCAGATGACTGGAATGAGGGAATGTGGCAGACGTTCCTTGAGGAGTTCCCGGTCCATACAGACGCGGACAGCAACCTTGTGAGCCGAGTCTATAAAGAGACCATCAGAATGCTTTGTGATCGCGAAGGCGTGGAGCTGTAGGAGAAATCATGGAATTTTACAACGCAAAAGACGGCATGAACATTATTGACCTCATCACCAAAGGTCACTCCGTTGAAGAGGCCACCGCCATCGTGAACCCCACCTCCATCGACATCCCTGTGTCCGATGAAGTGAAGGACTTCTGCGATGCCCTCGACAACGACCACTGCCCCGAGTGTGGCAAACATGTCGCCGACCGCGATGCCTTCGCCGGGCTCTGCTCTCAAGAATGCTACTGGAATGTTTTTGAAAACACCGTGCCCACACAATAATTGTAGGAGATCACCATGTCACATCCACACAACGGCACCGACGTCACCCGAAAATACTTCTCCCACAATGGGCAGCGCTACCAAGTCACCTCATTCCGTGGTGGCAAGCTAGAGATCTACCATGTCGAAGACGACGGTCTGGAAATGTGGAAAGGCTACTGTCACGAGGTCAATGTGGACCTCGGTGAAGCTGCCTACGATGCCTTCCAGGATGCTCCTGGTCAGCGATTCCTATTCGATGCTGGTAGTGCCAGCCTCCTACTTCTCAAAGACCGACGATGGGCGCACTAGCGCCGTTTCTGTGGGAAGCACTTGCGGTCGATCTGCTCCTGCGAAGGCTTCATCACAACCTTGTAACCAGCGCCGGTCTTACCCTTGACTGGCTTGATCGAGACGGTCGCTGCATTGGCCATCTTGGCAGCCTTCCCCAGCTTCTCTTCTTCGTCCCAATCTTCACCCTCTGATGCGTATGACCCCTGCTCCTCATACTCCCCAGCGATCTCCCACTTGATCTTGTTGCCCAGGTCATTGACAGGCCAGCGAAGCACATTGGCCAAGATGCCTTCCGGGTCACGGATGAAGCTCACGCCATTTTTCATCGCTGCAACAACGCACTCGGCCACCTTGTAATCACTCAAGCTCTTGGCGTTACGGACGTCAATGAGCCCGAAGTCGACGTAGCCCTTCTTGAGAGCTGCTTCGTGCTTGGAGCCCATCAATCCAGGTTTACGAGGCTCACGGTGCTTGGGACGATGGAAGTAGGGCTCGACCCCAGGAGTCACATTGCTGTAGGAGCCCATCCCACGAGATTCTTCGAGGGGATCTTCGTCGTCCCAGGGAACGTCCTCGGCCAGGTTCGAGGGCTCTGGGTCTCCCGCTGACTCTGACCCTTGCTCAGGCTCGTCGTCGCTGATGTCGTAGCCCTCTTTGGTCATCCAGTCATCGAGCATCGAGACGAGCTTCGACTCGCCCCCCTCCCCAGAAACATTCTCATCCAGGGGCATCCTGTCACTCAGATTCCCCATGATGTGCTCAGCTCGATCACCACCAGTCAGCATGGAAAGCTCCCTGTGAGCATCATCTGCTACTGGCAACCCAAATGGATTGCGCGCCATGGGTCTACTCCTGTTCCGGGATGACATGGAGCTGCGGCATGTCATGGTCGCCGGTCTGCGCAGCCACGATGGCCTTGAATTGGACACTAGAGATGCCTTCGAGCACGACGGTGCGACTGAATGCCTTCCATGCGTCCGTATCAGCCTCTCGATACTGAAGCGTGATGTCGGCCTCAGCCACCGCTGGATTCGAGCCCTGGCCGACATGGCCCAGGAGCAGACCGAGCGTGGACATCGTGCCACTGATGGTTACAGGCGTGCCGAAGGTGATGAGGTCGTAAGTGATCTCTGCTGTCGCCACGTCTGGGACCTCGATGGAGTCGGTGGCTTCATCCACAACTCCACCGCTTATGGCATTGACCTGCGAAGCTCCCATGACGTGATGCTCATCACGACACAGATATTCGATCCGCAGAAGGAGCGCCGATTTCAGCGTTGCCTCCAGCGAAGAGTCATTGTTGACGCTGTTCCGAAGCAATTGTTGGAACATGCTGAAAGTCGTTTGGACGGCCATGATTCCTCCTGTGCTAGCCCAGTCTACAACACGCGCTCGATTTCGAGAAGCCGCAGAGGATAACACGAAAAAAAAGCCCGAAGTCGAATGAGGCTATTCAACTCCGAGCCCACACCCCGGGAGGAGTGCCCAAGTTTTCTGGTGGATACGGTGCCCTGTAACCCTGCCCGCCTCCGACTGCCCAAAGGCAATCACAGCTCTCCTGACGACTAGCTGCGACCCACTATCAGACCAAAGTGGCTCTTTCCTCGGCCTCTACACCACGGAAGCTCTCGCCTCCGACGACCGGCCCACTGTCCCGCCTTTGGGGTACAAACCCAATGTGCATCCGGACGAGTGACGTCGCCCTGTGACCTGGCCTCGGAAAGAGATAAGAAGCTCGTCACTGCCCCTCTCCACACCAAGGGGGTTTCCACCCCAAGAAGCGCCGCACCATCGACGTCCTCCGGGGGGATTGTTACCCCTGGGACTCCAGGCGGGAGTCGAACCCGCTTTACCTACCCAGGGCCTCGATCCCTGGCACAAGGGCTTACTGTACATGCCTCGCGGCCCAAACGTCTTAGAGTCACCCACCACCCTGTATGAACCCCTAGAAAGCCATTGCCAAAAGTGGTGTCCCGTCTCTCCGGGTTGTCACCGCCTGTTTTGGAGGATTCACGGTTCCCTCCAGGAGGAACTAGCCAGTTTCATAGCCATTGGCTCCGCCGACCAGCCTGCGACCCCTCTGAGCCGGGATAGCTATTCAGCTCCAAGCCCTATTTCGGTGACTCAGCCCAGCTAACGGGTTTCGGTCACCAGTCAGAGGTAGGACCCTCCCTATCCGGGTTAGCTACGTCCCGGATGCGTACTCTCAATTTATGCCATAAGAATGGGTTGTCAACCCTTTGATGAGATTTTTATTCACACTGTTGGATTGCGTCGTAAAGATCAGACCAGCCATCCTCGGGGTCCAAATCGCCAATAGCCCACTTCAGGGCATCGAGAGGACGAGACTCCACGATGTCGTCATGCTGATCGATGATGAATCGAACGATCTTCTTCCCAGGCTTCTTCGGCGCCGACCCACCAGATGTTGATGCTGACTTCGCTCTTGCATCTGCCACTGTAGTGGCTCCCTCTTCCAGCATCTCATCCAAGGCCGTCTTCTGATCCTCTGGAGAAAGATTCGCAAGCTCAGCCGCAGCCGTGGCACTGATAAGCTCCTGATCCACAGCTCGCTTCACAGCAGTGATGCACTGGAGCACCTTCATCCAGTTGGAAATGGTGCTACTGGAAACACCATTGCGAATAGCAACCTCCTTCTGAGTCTTGCCGAAGTTGATGAGCCGAGCCGCCTTCTCCGCCTTCTCAATGACGCCATCGTCATGACGGTGCGAGTTGGCCGAAATGAGCCGGCCCAGCATCGTCGCCGGGTCTTCCATCTGGACAAATCGACACGGTACCCGGATGAGATCATCGACATCTTCCTGGCTCATCCCACGATTCATAAGGACAACTTTCGCCTCGCGAGCGCCCTTGGTTCGCTGACGACCATCGACCACAAGCGGATATCCACCGACCTTGGTCACATCCACACTCTGCATCACGTTGTTGAGGATGATGTCCTCAACAAAATCCTTCGAGAGCTTCATGCCCTTCCGCTTGTCAAACAACTCGTGATCCACGGGTGCATCCTCGAATGGCTCATCCAGCCCGACGATCACAAGCTCTTCTGGCTTGAACATGAAGAGCTGCTTACGTGGTGCGTCAAATGCCTGACCTGCCATAATAGACCTCCTTCTCCTTCGCCTTGGTAGGATTAATACACTACCCCATCTACCCACAGTATCGTGCCATGAGTTACGCCTGTCAACAACGCCTGGCTGCTTTAGTCTAGCTCCGGTGCCTTCGTCATTGCATCAGAATGAGCTTCTTTAATGGCCTCATCTTCATACATTAGTGGAGCTTCACGCTCTGCTCGACCAGGAATAGCACGCATCACACGAAGCCTCTTACGGATCTGCTCGTCCAAACTCTCTCTGGTCTTTTTCAAATCAGAGATTTCTCGAGCGACAGCTTCTGCTGTGCCTGTTAGGCCCATTCCCCATGAGCCCCCTCCGTCAGGGAGGGTTCTTACCCACAGAATTTTGTCAAGAATGTCTTGCGGATTTGTCTTAGATGGCATCACACCTTCTCCTTCGCCAAAGGTTGATGATAATGTACCATAGATTTGAGCCGAAGGAGACAACCATGGGAGCAGCAGAGAAGGTGATGGAGAAACAAGACCCATTCGAGGAGCTTGAAGAGCTTCTACTCAACATGGCGAAAATGATCGTCGACCAACCAGAAGAGGTGATCGTCAATCCAGCCATGGGCCGAGGATTTGTAGCCTTCGAGGTCATCTGTGACGACACCGACACAGGCACACTCATCGGACGACGTGGGAAACACGCCGAAGCTATCAGGACGATGATGATGGCCGCTGGCGCCGTGCGTGACATCCGCGTCACCGTCCAAATCGTCAGCAGGGATCATGATGGGCTGCCCCCAAGGTAGTGAGGGACGCAACCGAGACAACCCCCTGGGGTTCGCGTCGGCAGGTATCCTCGGCGTAGTTCCTTCGGCTGTGGAGGTGATCGGCGTGTTTCCAACACTCTCAGCGACAGTCCTGCCACATCAGCAGGAGATCAAATTTAGGCGAGGCGACAGCTTCGACATCAACATCCAGGTGCAAGACGACCGCGACCCACCAAATATGGTGGACATCAGTCGGTCCATCCTGAGATTCGGTGCGAAGCAGGGCTACGGAACCACCTGGGACAACACCCTTGAGGTTGGCAACGAGGGGCTTCAGATTCTCAAGACCTCAGCTCTTCCAGCAGAGATCGAATTTCTCAATGAGACCTCTGGACAAGCTCGAATCAAAATCCGCAAGTCCGACACTGTGCGCCACCCGCTCGGCCTCATGAGATGGGACCTTGAGCTGACCAAGGCCGTCGAGCACATTGATAATCAGCCTGGCACCCTTGTCGTTGTGAGCGGCCAGCGTATTGTCCAGGGCATTGGCACCGACTTCATCGCCTCTGGTGTGGGGCTCGGCGATATCCTTCATGTCGACAACAAATACATCATGATTCTCGAAGTGACCTCTGCGACATCAATGATCGTAGACCACACCGACTGGACCACCGGATCAGGGCTCGAATACAACCTATACCGTGGACAATCGAAGACCATAGCATCAGGGCCATGGAATTGCGTTGGTGACGTTGTCATCTGAACTGTGCTGTTCTTGACATTCCTATTCCATATGGTCAAACTTCAAATATGACGAACTATGACCACAGCAAGTGCCGAGGATGTGGCGGACGCATCTCACCGACCGATAAAGTTGTAGAGGTTGGCGAGGGCCATCTCCATGATGTGACGAAAGAAGAGCTGCCCGATTTCGAGCAGAAGAGCGTCTGGGGCTACATGCACACGCACTGCTTCCTCGTTGCCGTCGGTGACCCCTCCGCCATCTTCGCCATCGAGCCCACAACCGCCGCCGCGTAGCACCGCGCTCAACCGCCACTCCGCCTTTGCCATCTTTCTGCCAGGAATCTTCTGCTACACTGTTGACAATGCAAAACTAGGGCTTAGGTTGTGAGGGAAGGACGGAAGACACCATGAAGAACGACATCACCATCAGAGACGCAAAGAATCAGGGACTCCCCGCTAATTGGCGCTCAAAAGACCTGTGGGCGAAAGTCCTGACAGGCAAGAGGGCTGGGAAGTATGCAGCCGTGCAGGATGCCAGAGACGGAAAATTGCAACTTTGGTTCCTACACAATGGTGATGATAGTCGCTGGGTGAACCCTGCCAATGTCATCTTTTTGATTGCCAGAATCAAGATCAGCTAAGGACGGAGGACACCATGACGAAACGATTTGTAGCCATTACCGCAACCGCAATGTACGCCTGCCTCGATACTATCGGGGCGAAGATTACCGCTGCTGGAGGTCATTTCGAGGTCATGACGCACGGTCGCGAAGTGGTCTACGAGCTGTACCATCACGCCGGTCACGACGCTGTTGTTCGCATCTACACCTCCATCGCGAAGGGTGCGACCGAGGTCCGCGCATGTGACTCCGACGCGGTTCGCCTGGTCATCGGCTGCTACCCCGAAGGCAGTCCCTTCAAGCCTCTCGGTCGCTCACGCAAGATCCTGCGCACGGCCCCGAATGGTCTCACTGAAGAAGCCAGATCGGAAGCGTTCCTCAACCGACTCACCGAAGCCGTCCGCGAAGGCTACAAGATGATCGCCGAGGTTCCGAGCTGCCCCGACTGCGGCGCTCCTATGGCGCTCCGCAAGCCAAAGAAGGGTCAGACCTACCGCCCATTCTTCGGCTGCATCGAGTACCCAAAGTGCAAGGGCTCACGCAACGCCGCTTGACAATCGCTTCCCATGCGATAACTTGGGAATGAACCGGGGCGCACTCAACCATGGGGCGCGTCTCCGAAGACCGGATCGGCAAGAACCGATAGGAGGTACACCATGGGCTTGAAGAACATCATCGCTGCCACTGCAACCGCAATGGCCGTCACCATCGACCCCAAGAAACTCCTCGCCGGGCTCAACCCCGAACAGGAAGCTGCTGTCCTCTTCGGCGAAGGGCCTATCCTCGTCGCCGCAGTGGCTGGTGCAGGTAAGACCCGCGCTCTTGTCCACCGGGTCGCCCACCTGGTCTCCCAGCGCAAGATCAACCCTGCACGCATTCTAGCTGTCACCTTCTCGAAGGCCGGCGCTGACGAGATGAATGACCGCCTCGAAAAGATGATCCCGAAATCCGGGGCGCGCATCGGTACCTTCCACAGTGTCGCGCTCGAAATCTGTAAATCCGAAATCCCAGGGTACCTTGGCGATATCGATGGCAAAGACCGCTATCGCTACTGCGTGAAAGACGCCGCTGGATTCCGTGAGCTGGATTGGAAGAGCTGCGACATCAATATGACCCGCGACTTCATCGGATTCTGCAAGGCCAACATGGCCAGACCGTATTCCGATGAGGCCATGGCAATCGCCCAAGAACGCTACTACTACCAGCACGGTCCTGCAAAGGCCGACCCAAAGCGTCTCAATGAGGTCTACGAGAGAGCCGAGAAGATTCGTCGCGACCGTCAACTCGTCACCTTCGACGACATGATGATCGACGCCGCCGAACTACTTCAGACCGACGAGGGTGTTCGTCAACGCTGGGCTCGCCGCTGGGACTATGTGCTCCAAGATGAGGCCCAGGACCAAAACAAAGTCCAGCTCGTCCTCGGTGAGCTACTGGCAAAAGACCATAGAAATTACCTACTTGTCGGAGATCCAGCGCAAGCTATTTATGCTTGGCGTGGAGCCATGCCCTCAATGCTGCTCTCCTTCGAGGATCGATGGAGTGCTGAAGTCGTCAAGATGAGCCGCAATTACAGATGTGGACAAGCCATCATCGACACTGCCAACAAAGTGCTCGATGCAATGGACCCTAATACTCGCCTGGACATGCACATGGTCTGCGAAAAGAAAACCCAGGGAGAAGTGATCTGCCGCCAATACATGAATCTAGATGAAGAAGCCGAAGGTATCGCCAGCGATATTGCACAGCTCCTCGAAGACGGCACAGAGCCCCGTGACTGCGCTCTATTGTACCGAACAAATGCACAGAGCAGAGCCCCGGAAGAGGCTTTGATTGGCCGACGAATCCCCTACATGATCGTAGGCGGGACGAACTTCTACAACCGCAAAGAGGTAAAGGATCTGCTGGCCTACCTCCGAATCGCCGATGGCCGTGGCGCCCTCGATGACGTGCGCCGCTGCATCAATGCCCCCTTCAGGTTCCTTGGCAAAGAATTCGTAAAGAAGGTCACAGACGTGGCCACCTCCGCACGACGAGCTGCCAAAAAAGAGGGCAAGCGAGTCCACTGGCCCAGCGTTGTTCGTGAAGCCTGCTCCAAGGGCAATGTGCAATATCGACAGAAGGACTCAGCTAACGAATGGTCCAACATTCTGACCAGAGCTATGGACAACATCAAAGCGCAACAGAGCGCTGAAAGAGACACCCCTGTCTGGGACGCTGGCAAGCCGGTCAACATCCTCGAAGGCATCGTGTTGGAAACCAGGTACACCGATTGGCTTGTAAAGGACGAAGGAGAAGAGACCACTGAGAACAGCCGGGTATCCAATGTCCGTGAGCTGGTTCGAGCCGCCCGCAGATTTCCGACCGTGGCCGAGCTGTTGGACTTCATCGACGACCTGACCGAAGCATCAAAGCGCAACACCAAGGGCAAGAAGCCCAACAAGGTCATCCTCACCACGCTCCACAGGTCCAAGGGCCTGGAATGGGAAAACGTGTTCGTGACCGGCGCCAATGAGTACCTACTGCCCCACGCTCGCAGCGAGGACATCGAGGAAGAGCGCCGCCTCTTCTACGTCGGCGTCACCAGAGCCAAAGAACGCCTGGCCATCTCCTGTGTTGGCGAGATTGCAGTGGGCGACAGGGTTCGCAACGCCTATCCAAGCCCCTTCCTCGCAGAAGCCGGACTGGACCCCGTATTCATGGTCCGTGACGAAGAAGAGGTTGAGGTTGTGCCGACCCTTCGAGTTATCGACGACATCCCCAGCGACACCCTGCCGCTTTTCGACGACATCGGCGACGATGACGACTCTGAGCCCGCGCCCAATGCCCCCTTCCTCAATTGAGCGAAATTGACTTTCGCTTCTGTCTCTCCCTGATTTTCTTCCGCCGCACATTCTCCCGCATCCAATACGGCAACCACCGATTCCCCTCAATTCCAGCGAGCCCCTTCAGATGACACTCGATGAGATAGCTCTGAACATTGCGGTAAACCGTCCTGTAGTGCCCCTCAGCGCCGCAAGAGCATTTGACGTCTCCATCATCGTGCGGACCTCCTTCCTCACTAGGACGGGGCACAGAGAGCCCACGAATGGCACCATACGCCTCGCTCAGTCGGAGATTCTTAGATGCCAGCTCCCATCGAGCCGCAAGCTGTGGGTGTAAGAGCTTCCCACTCTTCTCCCCAGCCAAGAAATCTTCATCGAATGCAGCCGCCGAGCCCTTTACCGATTTCGCCGCATATCTGGCAGCCCTTGCCACGCCCTTAGCGCCTCCCTTGATCCGCTTCACACTCACCAAGACCTGACGCCGATAGAGCTTCGCAGCAACCTCAGATGCCAGCCTCTTTTCAACTGGTGGCCCATAATAAATAGCGTGGATATGAACATGGCCCCTGTCCGATATTTCTATGCAGCGGAGCATCACAGCACCAGGACAACGAAGCTGCTTTTTCCACAACTCTTTCCCAACTTTTATGTTCGCTAATGCGCGAGATCTAATGCCCTTCACGCTCATATCATCCGAGCGCCTATCTGGGTCGTACTGAGGATTCACCGTCAAAAGCTGCCACTCATACCCAGGTACCTCATCCAATGTCTTCGCCGCGTACCTCAAAAGCTCAACCCTCTTCTGCGCGCGCACCCAAGAGCAATATGGACAGCTCCGACCATTACACGTTCGCTTCACCTCTCGAAATGTCCCACTCCCGGGCCGAGTCTCACCACAATGCTCACATCGCCTAACTGCTACTACCTGGCCACATCTGTCATACTCATCAGCGCGACACCCCAGATCATTACCAAGCTTCTTCAGCTCCTTGCCAACCATGTGACCATAAGCCCAACTAGAACCCTTCCACTCACTGTATGGTTTGGGGATGGAGGAAAAACCCCTTTTATGCCACATGGATGGCTTGATGTTCGCCTCCCCTTTATAGGGGGAAACAAGAGAAACAGAAGGGTTGGATGTAGGTTGTTGGTAATGAAGCGCTATCTGTGGGGTAGATGTCGGTTGACATATACAAGATGATGGGGATACTTTTCCACGAGTCATGGAGCTATTACCTCCGTGACGCCAGCCAAGGGCTCCCCCGCCCTCCTTCGTTACATCCGATTGGTCCTCGGTGAACAGACGAAGGGGCTGGTTTGCCTGGTTTCAGGCGCGACCTGTGAAAGTATCTGAGAGACCCTGACCCGTCAACTATCTCTGTAAGACCCCTGCTATTTTTTGACCTTTAGCGCCATATCGAGATGTTCTTCTATGGGCTCGAAGCCACGGTCTCGACAAAACTTCCTGATGGCTTCCTTGTGCTCCTCTTGGCGAAGCTCTCTACACCGCTTCCTAAAGGACCGAACGAAGGGCACCCCAACGGCGATGACGAGTACGATCAGCACGAAGGCCAGGTACGCGAAGGACACAGCGGAGGAATCTGTATCTGATGGGTCGTGGATCATTCGTCCTCCCACTCAGCCAGGAACAATCTAGCGTCCTCGCCGAAGATGTGTTCGCACGCCTGGGTGAGGTCGTTGGGGATCTCTTTGCCACACTCGCCACAGACTCGCTTTTCCATGCCAATCTTGATGTCGTCTGCCTGGAAGCGAACCCAGTCAGCGAAGTCAGTGAAGGAGCGGTTCTCAATGCTGTCGGCCTGCTCCATAAGGTCGTCGTACATCTTGTTGAAATAAAGCCATGGCCAAGAACGCTCTCGCTGTTCGTCACGGAGATCGCGGACCTTGAACGCCGTGCGCCGGATAACCTTCTGGGCCTCTTCCAGGACATGCGTGGCAGCTCGATGCGCCCACTCCGCGTCTCCCCTTGAGTGCTCGTCATCTGGGTCCTCGACGGGATCACCCGTGGGCTCGACCGGAAGGATGCTCTGAGCCTGCCCCTGCCAGATCACGAAGGCCGGGAAACCAGTGTTGTGACTGTCCCAAGCAGCATGTGCCCCATCTCGGAATGGCACATTGATGACGCCGTTTGGATATCTGGGGTGATCGACATCTCCGCCGCTATTCGTCGTCCAGCCCATGCAGAAGCGCAGCTCTGGGCCAAACTGCACCGCAGCCCCACTCCTGATGTCTCCCTGGGTGATGGGCAACACGAAATTGTAGTCACACCGTTTCTCGTACTCGCCCTTGTTCCACCGCAGCTCCAGACGGGGGCATGGGAGCTTCGACTCGGGAATAGTGCTCGCGATCTTCCGCTGTTCCTCCCTCTCATGTCGGCTCATTCGCTCAACCTCTGCCTTTGCTGCCTTGATAACGTCATGATCGGAAAACATCGGGACTACCTTGTCGTCGCTCATGCCACCCTCACTGACGGAACGAACGGTCCATCGTCCGGCCCTTTCTTGTGGTCCTTGACCCAGCTCTCCAAGACAGCGACCCACTCGTCAGGATGCTTCGGAGAAACGCCACGCTCAGCGAGCATTCTGGTATGCCGCTCAGACATGTAATTGATGGTGTAGATGATGTATTTTCTCTCCGTCAGAATTTCACGAACATCCTGGGGCATCGGCATCTGTCCCCGCTTCACGCGCACTCGATAATGACCCCGCACTTGAAATCGGTGCTGGTACTCGAATTTGCGCCTGGGCGGCAGAGATGTCCTGAAACCTTCTTGGATGACACTGTTCTTTAGCTTGATCAGGTAATACGGCTTTGGAATAGGAATCTGCTCAATCACCCTCGGTATATCGTCACCCGCTGCCTTGCGCCACTGACCAGGTGTCCAATCGCGCTCGACAACAAATGTCTTGAAGCTGATGAGGTGGGCGTGCATCGCATTGCAGATCCACGGATTCAGATCGTATGGATGTCTCCAGCCAATGAATGGCTCCAATGGTGCGAACACAGTAGCCCAACAAATACCAACCACCGGGCCAGTTTTGTCGTTACTGCTCACAAATTCGATGGCCTCTACGACAAGCGGCCCGTCATCCGTCATCGTCCAGAGCTGGCCAAGCAGCACAGCCTCTTCCATACCCATCCCAAAAATGGTCTGCGACTGGAGTCGTGATGCCAGCATTATTCTGGACATGGTCACACCAGCTCCGAAGGAGATCCACATTGAAGAGAAAGGCCAACGCTCAGGATCGGGCAATGGAATCCTGGCCCCTGCACTGACGATTTTCTCCATGTGGTCCTGCGCTTCTTCTGTGCTGACAATCCACCTTTCCTGATTGCAGCCATCAGATGTGTTCACCCAGTCGTAACCGGCGATCTCTTCTGTCGTGTAAATGTCGGACTCTCGATAGTAGGCCGCATACTGACTTGGATTCATAATGAAGATGTTTGCGCTACCAATGGCCTCGACGACTTGCCTTGATATCCAGTGGTCCCTCTCATCATTGCCAAAGGAAACCGATCCGCCAGACATCCTAATTTCGACACCGTCTTCTTCGCCGATCAACTCGCCAGGGCACCCTGCTGCAAAGTCCTTCACCATGAGCGCAGCGGACTCTTGAACAGCGAGGAACTTCTCCAGAGCCACCTGGGCTATGCGCTCATCTGCACGAAGGCGTTTCCGTCGGTCAGTCTTCCTGTTCTTCTGCTTTCGTTTGCCCTTACTCATGACTCCTTCAACCTAATACCGTGATTTCCGTGTGTCAACAAACTTTCTTGACCAGTTACCCAGCCCAGCCGATCTTGTATTCCCCCCTGTGCGAGAGGGCACCTATGCCATGTCCACACTTGTTGACCAATGCAAACCAATGGTTATGTTATTAGGTATGACAGAGAACCCAAACATGCCTCACAAAGGGTCCATAGCTCGTAGAATTTACGACGCTATCAAGCGGTCATCCGAGGGTCTGACGGCATTCGAGGTCGAGCGCGCATGTGGAGTCATAAAGAACCAGCCCACCCACATGGCGAAGCTGGCTGACAAACAACTCATTATGGTTGTCGGCAAGCGTGATTTCGAGGGAATGAAGAACCTTGAAATCTGGGGAATCAAGCGGGAGCAAACCACTGCAAAAAAAGAGAAAAAGCGCCGACGCCTTGGCAGTGTCCCAAAGCAAGAACACAATTCCTATGAGTGTCCAGCTTGTGGCAAGACCATCTACCTATTGCTCCAATATCCAGAGCATGGGAATGCCTGCGTTGAAGTCAATATTCAGCGCCGGCTCGTCATCTTCGATGGCCCATGGGTGAAGAATGAATACACCGACGCTGACACAGGTGAGGAGCGCATAGCTCTCACGCCGAAGGAACCCCTGGCCCTCTTTGAAGAATGGACAGGAAAGCTGGTCGTTGGCCGAACTGCCACCGAGAGCGAGAAAGAATACTACGCCGAGCACCACAAGATCCGCAAGCCCTGGACCATTGGTTTCGAGGGACACCTATCCACCTGCAAAGGATGGAAGCGTTGGCTCAATGGCAAGGCTCAAGAAAAGCGCCGCACCCAAGAAACCAAATGGGACAATACGAAGAAAAGGTTTGGACTCTTCAAGAGAGAGGCCAAGAAAACAATCATGACCGACGCCTTCACAGACGCCCTGCCAGAAGAGGAAGAGACAGAGGATAAGGGAAAGTCAAAAGATTGACACACGCTTCCCATGTGTTAGATTGCTTAGAGAGGTGACCAATGTATAATGAAGAATTCAACTTCGGTGAATGGGTAGAACAGGCACAATCTGGTCTTGCTACCCTCCACGAAAGAAAAAAGCTCCTTGAAGAAAAAATGAACGCTGCCGAAGAAGACCTGGCCTTGACCAACAAAGAAATCATAGCTCTGGAATCAATACTATCGACCCATAACAAGACAGCCCCCGAAGAAGCCCCACCATCCATCGTTCGCGTGCGCGGAGTCAAAAAAGCTCTCAAGAAACTAGCTGGAGAGCTGGCACTCGGCGTTACATGGGGAGAAGATCAGCTCATACATATAATTCAAGAACAAATACCAGGAGCCAAGGAATCATCCATCAAAGACTCCATCAGAACCCTGGGCCGAGAAGGCATTTTCATCAGGTCTAAAAATTGCGAGGGAACCTATGTCTGCGAGACCACCATTGGTGAACCTCTAGACGAAGACATAGCTAGTGGTGATGCAATCAAGACCACCATCAAGGTAGGCACCGAGGATGACCCAACGGCCCTCAAAACCGAAGGCGTGTCGGTGGAAAAGGCCAAGGCCCAAGAAGCACAACAAAAATCTCTCCTGCCCAAGGCCACCCCGACCCAAGCGGAGATCATCGTTGCCCTGGAAAAGGAAACAAAAAAACGAAAATACTTCCCAGTTGGTGAGAAAAACATTGGCTGGATCGCCACCGACCTCGGCGTGGAATCCAAGATGGTTCGAGATGCCCTAAAGGTCATGGTGACAGGTAATTATGAGTTTGCCTACGAAGGCGAAATCAAAGTAATCCGTCACAAAGCTGAGCCTGGTTCAAGGGAAGAGCTGAAACGGACCCGCCTCAAGGACCAGCCTCTCTTCCCTGACGCCGACCGTCCTCCATTCGCCTAAGCACTCACCAAAACGAAAGAGGCCAAATATGAAAGTGTCAATCGAGAAAATCGTCAAGGAGCTATGGAGCGTTGATTTCCCACTGGACGATATCCGGGACCAGCTCCGATTTAAGCACAACGGCGTGAAGATGCGCCTGCCACACAATGCAGTGCTGAGCTACGTAGAAAAGGGCCTGGAAAACGACCCTGCGAAACTCGTTGCAACATTCGAGACAAGCGCAGAGAAGCCAGAACCTAGTGGGCTGACCCAGGACGAAGTAGATGTATGAGGTAAAATTTGCCTATCTGGGGAAAAGGGTACCACCTACGACCAACTGCAAAACACAATGAACATACCCAGGCAAACTATCGAAGTGGTCACGCGAAGACTCGTCAGTGGAGGATTTGTGAGCGAGAACGATGAGCGAGAACCCAGCATCGCTGGAGGACCGCCGAAGAAACTATGGAGATCAGTCGAATGAAATCGAAGCCTGAAGAACACGAGCTGGACTGCATCTATGACCCAGATAATTTTGAAGAGATAGTCTGCTGCGTGAAATGTGGCGCCATAGGCTCAGAGCTTCTCACCTGGTGTCCCGGCGAAAATCTGTCTGAAGAAGCCAAAGACGCCTGTCACGATGGCAAAGTCATTGACCTAGAACAGTTCCGCACCAAGGTCAAAGGCAGACCACACGCGCCCATCTTCGGGGACGATGAAGATGCAGAGGGATGGGAATGATCGAGAAAGTAGACATGGGCGAGAAGGGGTGGAGTGAATACAGGGAAAAAGTGCGAAAGGCAGCCCTCAAAAACCCTGGGTCGTTCTGCCGGGCGGACAATCGCTGGCTCGGAGAAGATGTGGTCAAGGCGGTCAACGATTGGGTTGAGGCCAGGGGCGGGCAAGCCTACCTAGACGAGGTAGAGAGGAAGGCCAAGGCAGCCTTTGACACCTCCATGACAAGCCTGCTCCTTCCGGGCGAGAGGCGGAAATGATGTTTGACTTCGATCTGGCTTGCGACTGCGGAAAGAGAGTCGTCGATGGACTCTGGCCCTGCAAGCACTGTGGGAGGCCAGACCCCAGTAATCGCATTGATGCAATCCAGCAGATAACACTGAATGCCTGGCCAAAGCCCAGATTTCTTCAAGAGATATCCTTCGTGTTCAAACCCTACGTTCCGACTATCCCGGCAGACGAAATTGTCAGCGTCCAGCCATTAGCCCCCAAGGAGAAGTGATGTTTGGAAGAATGGACGTGTCACTGGGAGGCACATGCCCTCACTGCGACGGGACCGGGCATGACCCGAAGAAGCGAAAACGCACATGTCCGAAATGCTACGGCTCGAAAAAGAAGGCGATCTGCAAAACCTGTGGCGAGGACATGCCCTGCTCCGGAACGAATCCAAACATCCTTGACCAGGCAGTCTGCATGAAGGGAGAGTTCTAATGTTCCCAGAAGTGATCGCCATTATCCTGGGGGCTTTCGGCCTCGGCATCATGTTCAAGGGGTACTGGGCGAAGAAGGAAGAGGCCCGCTGGAAGAAGCAGGTCCAAGAAGCCCAAGATGATCGTCACCACTTCATCTATCGATGGAATGTGGCCACCTGCCGCCTGGGAGTTGTACGCCGCCTGGTAGAAAAAGCCCTGGGCAGCAATGGCGAGTCTCCCTATCGAGGCGACCACGGCAAGCTCCTCGAAGTCCTCCGCCAGGTGTATCTCAAGACCGATGAGGGCCTGAAGGATACCTGCCGAGAGGTCGGCTGCTTCCATTCCCTCGAAGAGGCCGGCGAGTACGTCACCGAGCTGGACAGCCATGCCAGGGATGCTAGCGAGCCTCATGGTGATGCCCGCGCATATCCAATCATCGTGCGCCACAAAGAATGGGATGGCACCTGCTGGCATGTCATATACGGCACCGATGGGAATCGCGAAGCTCTCTCGAAGTGCGATGACTGCATTCCACACTTCGACATAGATGCACCAATGCCTAAGTGTAAGACACCGAAGGAAAAACCAGACCTCGGCTTCGACCCGCTGGCCATAGAAGAAAGCTTGGAAGTGCCATACGGGATGAGTGATGAGCGATTTCTCAAAGGAGCCTCCACCCTTCTGAGAGCGGACCCAAATCGCCTCCATGCCGAGATGGACCCAAAGACCGGCATCATCCACGTCGATTACGTGACCAAAGAAGACGCCAGGCCCATGGAGATAGACGTCACCGTCGTGAAAGAAAACCCAGCCGACTTCATCACCTTTAAATTCGGCAAGGTCAAGGAAGACAAAACCGTCGAGCCCACAGAGATTCCGCCTTCAGGGATGAAGAGGAGAGCCTCATGAGAATCATGCACCGAAACATTGGAAAATTTTCGGGGCCAGTCATCCATGGAACCGAGGTCGCCCCACTCCCAGATAATCCATCCCACGCTGGTCGAGCCTACTGGCTAACTGGGCAAGCCGAAACAGGCAACAAGATGGGCTCCATCATGATGGCAGACGGCACCGCCTTCACTATTGGGCGAGACCAGCACATTGCGGTCTACCCGAAGGAGCTTGCCAGTGAAGACTTCAATGCCGCCGACGACCAGGGTGGAGCGTGGCTACTGCTCGCCGCCATTGAAGTTGCTCACGGCCCCATCCACCAGCTCTGGGAAGCTCTGGAAGCAGAAGGCTGGTACGTCGCCCCAGACGGCTCTCTGCGCTGGATTGGAAACGGCAGAGCCAAGGTAAGAAACCGCTGGCTAAAGCACCGGGGAGGCGACCTCGTCCATGGGGCTGTCATCAGGAACGTCATCACTCCGAAAAATGGTGTTGTTGGCAAGGGCTCGGAATGGGAGACCGCCAAGAAATGGGCCAAACTGTTCCACTTCCTGACCGCCCATGAAAGTACCTGGCTCCTTCAGCAGCGCTTCGGAATCAACCACCTGACCCATCGCGTCCGCACCAACAAGTTCCGCCTGGCCGACCACCGCCGCAAGGTCACGATGCAACAAGCCGTTTATGGTGACGTCGATATCAGTAATATACACCTAAGAACAACCCTGGGCGAAGAGCTGGACATGGCCCTGTGCGTGTTCCACAGCTACACCGTAAACGCCCCAAGCGTGGCCTTCAAATTACTAGCCAAAGCCATCAATGCCGAGGGCTACAAGCCGAAGCTCGGTGACCCCAGGGCCGACCCCCTCGAGCGGCGCAACTTCGCTGTCACGCTTCTCCGTATGATCAAAGAAAAGAAATACGGGCGATGGGATAAGCGGTGGAAGCGGACCCGGAAGGCTGCGATGGATGTGGGATGGTGGGACGAGACCCTGTTCAAGGCCCCGTCCGGGGTGATGACCCCCTAGTTCTCGATGGGGGCGAACCCGAAAGCTGAGGGGGATTTTACCACATAGACGTTCTGCTCGATGACGGCCTTCTCGTAGGCAACCGTGAGGAGCTGGGTGCGGACGTAGTGAAGGGCGATTCGACGACCCATCTCGAGAGCCTTGCCACGAAGAAGGTCGCTCTCGGCGCGGTCCTTGGCGCGGCCTTCGGCGATAACCGTGGTCACGAGCCATGAGCCAGTGCGTGCGTGGCTCTGGCTGAACCCGCGCTCATTGTCATGGCGGGTTGTGTGGCTGAATTGCTCATCACAGGTCTGGCGCTCAAAGAGGATTTCGAGGGCGCGGACCACGGCGACGGCGCTACGATTGAGCGCGGCCTCGATGCGGGCCACGATCTCGCGCTCCGCACGGGCTTGGGCGGAATTGCGGCGCGCGCGCCCAGGAGCGAGAGCGGCGAAAGTCGCGAGGGCCGCGACAGTGATGGTGTTGAGATTGGTGTTGGTGTTGATTGTGGTGTTAGCGGTCATGGTGTCCTCCGGGTTAGTGTTGCCGTCCTACCCATAATCTAAGCATTGGTTTGCGATTGTCAACAGGACACCTTGGTTTATTTCAACGGAGGCTCCATGGCTCTTCGGATAGCCATATCGACAGCAGCATCATTGTTATTCATCACACCAGCTAAAAGTGCAATTTCATCATGAATCTTATTCCTTTTAGCCAATTGCTTCTCTGTCGCAACCTGCCAGTCATGAACGCCACAGCATGATTGGATCTTCAAAGCAACCCTCGATATCACCTTGTGAAATGTTCGAGGACTTTTATGGTTCTCATGCAAGGCACCACACATCAATTTGTAACTGTCTCCACTATCATTTCTGTACTTTATGAGGTTATCAAAAAGCCACTGATAGACCTCGATCTTGAGCTTCGGACTAATCGTAAGAGCCAAGTCAATGAATAACAATGGATGAACCCAGGTGTGCTGACCCCTTCTCCCACCTTTGACCATAACAGTGCCAAATTCCCCTTCAAGCTCGTCGATGAATTCTCTAGTATTTTTATTCTTCATCCATTGCGAGAAATTGAAATCTCTGATCCCCTCCATGCGGCGCTTTTTATTTGCAGCTCTCATCAAATCAGTTGCAGAAAAAAACTCACTCTTTGATTTTTGAGATATGTGCTCACCAAAAAGCACTCGTTTCATCTCAACCTCAGTCTTCATATGACCTCCTTTGTAGGGTAATTGTTTTACCATTATTATTATATCAAATTTATGATGTCAAACTTTTTGTCAAAATGATTACCCTATAAAGATAAATAATTTCAGAAAATTCCCACATCCATCCTGTTGACAATCCCAAACCAGTGCTTAGGTTATAGGTAGGACGGGAGATACACCATGACGAAAATTCAAAGCTGCCCAGTTTGCGGAAGCACACCCGAGAAAGAGGAATACTCGTTCAAAGGCGAGCGGGTCCACCTCTATGCGTGTCCCTGTGATTGTGTTGTCCCCGACGAACTGAAGGGCACCGACGCTGAAGCCCAAGAAGAATGGACTCATTGTGTCGAGGCCGAAAAGGGGCAGAAATGACCACGGTCACCGCCAAGGTCCGAGCGCTTCTGAACACAGCAGCCAGCAGCTCTGGGTCGACCCCACATGAGGCCCACACTGCTGCATCCATCGCTGTAGACATCGCTCGCAAGGCCGACGCTGGTCACCTGGTAGCCCGTGCGCTCAATGCTCAAGCCAAAGCTGCTGCTCGCGTGGCGCGCACCGAAGTATCTGACGCCACTGAACCCAATTTCATCAATCCTTTGCACACAATATGGGAAAAAGCCCACACCAAAGGCCAATTCATATTTGACTACACAGCCCGCGACAAAGCCGTGAAGCACTACGCTTGGTCCGTGCCGACCGAATACGCCATCCGTCGCATCATCGAGTGCGGACCCGTGGTCGAGATCGGCGCCGGTTCAGGGTACTGGGCCAGCCTCATCGCGCAGCTCGGCGGAGACGTCATAGCCTTCGACCAATATCAGCCCCATGAGAACAAGGACTATCCCTTCGAGCAAGGTTGGTTCGAGGTCCAAGAAGGTGGCCCCGAGAAGGGCGCTGAGCACTCCAACAGGGCGCTGTTCCTGTGCTGGCCCCCATATGCCACCTCCTTCGCCTACGACTGCCTGAAGGCGTACCAAGGCGACACGCTCATCTTTGTGGGCGAGGGCTCTGGTGGCTGCACTGGCGACGACGATTTTTTCCGTCTCCTTGATGATCACTATGACCAGGATGACGACGATTTTTTCCGTCTCCTTGGTGATCACTATGACCAGGATGACGACGAGTCTGACATCAAGGCCCAATGGGAAGAAGTCGAGTGCGTGACCATCCCGCAATGGGAAGGCATCCATGACTACATGACCATCTACAGGAGGAAAAAATGAGTGAGCACAACATGAATGTCTGGATTCTCAAGACAAATGGGAGTGCTGTTTTAGTCAAAGATGCCCCCTTCACCTACTACAAAGACACCGGCTGGGAGCTGTCCCTGGACTGGGCCAAGAAGCAAATCGGAAATGGCTGCACCATTGCCGAGCTGGTTCGCCTGCCCTGGGGCGACCTCTGGATCGATGAAGAGGGTCTGTTCCGCGAAGAGCGCAACCTCAATGGGTTCGCCACGTCTCTCTACCAAGCTGCATTCGGTGGCGGCAACCCCATCGTAGGCAATGCTGTTCTCGTTATGAAGAAGAACGCCAAGATGAACCGCGAGCTAGCCCACATCCTCACCCAGCTTGTCGCAAAAAGCAGCTCCACCTGTTGACAATCGCATTCTAGTGCTTAGATTATAGACAGGACGGGAGATACACCATGACACAAAACATCCAAGACTGGGCCGACGCCCGCTGCGCGGAGTACGAAGAAGAAATCGATGCTCGCCATTGCCTCGGTAGCGCCAACGACGCTCGTAGCCAAGGCTGGGTAGACTGCACCCCCGAAGAAAACGCCTACTACAATGAGCTGGAGATGAAAATTGAGGCCGACGCCGAAGCATGGGAAGCCCAGTGCGAAGGCACCTGGTAGGAGGACATCATGGATTACGACCCAACATCAGACAAAGAATGCAAAGAAGCTCTAGCAGAAATCGATGCCTTGGTCGGTACCAAGGACGAGGCTGACCGTTGGGGTCAGTTGAACAACTTCGCCTGTGACTGCTACTTCGAAGGAGAGCTGGAGATCATGAAAAAAGGCCCACGCCATCTTGGTACAAACAAGCTCTTCACCAAGGAAGAGGCACTGGCGTGGGTAGAGAAGGTCTACGAAGACAAGAACCAAGAACCCATCTCCGATGACCTCTTCAAAAGCATCGGACTCGAGCCGCTCTGCATGAATGGTCTGAAAATAAGATAAACGACTAGCGGCGCTTCTTCCGCTTGACCTTCTTACGGACCCTGGTCTTCGGCGCCACCTTGAGCTTCGGATTCACCCTGATGGTGTCGTTCTCGACTCCCTTGTGAAAGCGCACGATGGCCTTTCTCGCACTATCCTTCGCCATCGGTTTCATGCGATCCAAAAACGTCTTGCCGTCGAGGTGATCCATCTCATGCTGAATGATTCGTCCCAACATCCCATCCATGGAAAGGGTGTATGGCTCACCCTTCCTACTGCAAGCCCGTAAAATTACGTTTTCTGGGCGCTTCACGACTTCATTGACGCCAGGGAAGCTCAGGCATCCTTCTATGATTCCGACTTCTTGTGACCCCTCTGGAGTCTCAATGACCGGATTGACGGCGACGAGGAGTTGATTGACGCTCTCCCCCTTCTTCACCCTTGCACCCAGAGCTGTAATGTCCGACACGAAAACTCGGAGCGACACACCAATCTGAATTGCCGACAGGCCAATTCCGCCGCACATGTACATCGTGGTCACCATGTCTGAGACGAGCTTGTCTAGCTGCTCGCCAAAGAATTCTGGTGGTACCTCTTTGCTGGGAGCCAACAGACGATCATCCGGATAGAAGACAATGCCGCTGACCTGCCCCGCTGGTGCGTCACGGAGAAGCTCTGGGGTTGGCTCCTTCATTATCTCAATGACCTCGACACTCATTGCTTTGTGCTCGTTGTCGGGGCGTTCTGCTTTGAGCGAGCCAGCTTCGCAACCTTCGCCGCTTGATGTTTGGCCTCCATATCCCGTGCCTGCTGCCTGGGCACAGGCTCGAGCTTCATCATTTCGATAGAGTCGTCGAGCACGAAGACGCCCTTGTCGATGTTCTCAGCTTGAAGCATTCGCTGGATGCCTGTAAGGACTTCCTGGTGATTGCACCCCTTGGGAACTTGGATAATCAGGAGACCATCGACAGCTCCCCTGATGTAAACCTTGGAGCCCCCAATATCCTTGACCTCAGCATCGTCTTTGTGTGTGACCGCCGTCACCTCGTACCACAGGCCACTCATGTCTCATACCTCGCAGTTGGATTGACTCCTGCCGAGATGATGGTGAATTGAGTCAAGTCGACCCCCTCCGCCGGAAGCTCCCGGTAGGCAACGAACGTGTGCATCTTTTTGTCTGGCAAGACAAGCACCACATTCTTGTTGTTTGGCAGCGCGTCGATAACGTCGAAGCTGTCGATCTCCATCTCCACGATGCTCTTGTCTTTGTCCCGGATGAACCTCACTTTGTACCCATCCACCACATTGGCAGGATCGATGATAGCGAGAGTTCCGCGCGCTTCAGGACCACGCACCATATCCTTGCCTTCGGGCTGAAATGCCAGCGTCCTGAATAGGCGAACGACCTTCATACAATCAATATGAGCATACAGGAAGGAGTTGTCAATGCTGTCAGAGGGAGAGACCGACCAATGGATCGCCAGACATAGGACTAAGTCTCACGGCCTTCAGCTTGCTATCCACCTTGCTGGCAGCAGCAGTCTCCTGGACCCTGACGGGGATACGCTTCGACATGACCCCGCGCTCTCCATCTCGAATTCGGACCTCAGTCGTCAGCGCCACCAATGTCTCTGACAGGCTACCCATGATTTTCTCATGCTCACGCAACCGCACCCTGGCGTTCTCAGCAAGCTCCAGCACGTCTGAGCTGGCCTTGTCCTTGGCACTGCCAACCGAGACAATGACCTTCGTTTGGTTGGCCTTCAGGCTCGCAATAGACACCTCGATCCGGCCTATTCTCTCACCGAAGCTGAAAAAGTACCCCCCGATGACGAGGAGCGCTCCTATAGCTCCGATGACACCGAAGATGGTAGACAGCTTGACCGTAGTTCCGCCAGCCATGATGACCTCCTACAAGGCCAGGATACCACGCCTCACCCTACCCTGATGCCACCAATTCTCACGCTGACAGGAACCATGTGGCCGCTTGTCTTGCTGCTCATCTCATCTATGCACTTGCCACACGTCTTGTAGGACATGAGGACACCGTCAGATGCTTCAAGAATAGGCTCGCACCCTTCCAGGGAGCACCAGCTTTCTACTCCGCAGCCTGGGCATCTGTGGACGTGCGCTTCATCTGTTCTAGTTCCTTTTCTAAGACCGCGCCCACCTCCGTCTTGTACCACCCCAGGCTCACATCCTGAGCCACTGCCAACCTCGCCCGAAGACTCAGAAGTCGCTTCCTCATCACCGAGTTGTCGACCGCAAATTCCTTCGCCAACGAGGTTATTGTCGTCACCTTGTCTGTTTTTAGCCTCTTCAAGACAGCAATCTCCTCGTCCTCCGTTGGATTCGGCAGCATCAGCTCGTCGTGTTTGTCCAGAAAGTCCTCTCCCTCCCGTGTCCTTCTCCACCCCTGGGCAACATCCTTCTTCGCGTAACCCCTGCCCTCCAATCTCTTCAGGCGGTTCTTCAATGTCGACATGTGCATCAACAAGTCCTTCGCCAACATTTTCACCGACGACGTCATCGTGCATTCCAATGCCCGAAGAGCCACAACGTCTTTCTTGTTCAACATAGGAGGTAAAGGGGGCTCTACACTGCTGCCCCCTTTTTCAGCTTTTTCTTTCTTCTTCTCAGGTGGAGCGCCATAAAAACCAATGAGCTTGAGCATTCGAGAAATCGACTCGCTGTACTCCTTCTGAGACATCAGCTCTTGTATTTTCCCAAGCACCTCGTCTCGATAACGATCTGCCTCCTTGCAGTCAGCCTCAGCCTTCTCATATGAATCAAAAAGATCAATCAGCTTCTTCACTTCTGCAACCTTTTCTAAAGGCGGTCCTTGCCCGAGAGCCCCCATCTCCACGAAGGTCTCTTTCCTACAAACATGGGGATATCTTCTTCATAGCACTCCCCATGAATGGTCCATTCTTCCAAACCAGGCCCCTCCTGACCTTTAGTGGTGTACCGAACGTACCTCTCTCCTCGTGCAATCTGTTCACTGCAACAGTGGCAAACGTGGTCTTTTCTAGCCTTCGGCGTGCTCAAGTGGAAGATGTACGTCTCACCACGCCACTCACCACGTTTGAATTCACGAATCGTCATTCTTTTCTAGAGGCCCATTGCGTTCATGGCGACATAGGACCAGATCTCTTCGGTAACATCGAAGTGACCCTTGGAGAGATCGGTTCCGAGCGAGACACAATGCGCCTCCTCATGAATGAGAATGGTGAGCGTCATGCGAAAATCGACCAGGTGAATGCGCCCGATGCGTACACTCTGATTCTTAGCGGTCCCCTCAACATCCTGGTCGTTGAATGTCACAACCTCCAGGCGCTCCATCAGCGGCTCACGGTTCTTTCTTTTGAGCAGCCTAGCCACAGCAGCATCAACCACCTTACAAGTCCTAGACAGGATGGTCTTCTCATCACTAATAAGGTCATCCCAAGAGAACCGCTCGCTGACGTCACGGCCCTTCTTGACCTTCGCTTCTTGAGCTGAACCCTTTTCCTGCTCGATGATTTCTCTGAGAGACTTCTCGACCATCACGCCCTTGACGCCGACGTGAGCCATCTCGCGGGACTCCGCAATGCTGGTAACCGGCATGGCGTTCGCGCCGTGCTCTTTCTCGAAGGCGGCGACGATCTTCTGACGCACATCTTGGCTGACGTACATGGAACCGATGTAGCGCACGTCCTCGCACCCATCCCGA